TCAGCGAGCTCTCAGGGCATGTTTTGAATGGCTATTTACCATAATTCGGGCCAAGCTCCATAATAATGGATAATTTAACTAAAACCGGGCCGGATGTCTTGGCTACCTTTAATAGATGGATTAGTTAGATTGATTAGTTAGTTTAGTTATATATAGTGATAGTGTATTCCCCTGCCATGTGACTACGCTGTCGTGCTATGATACAACGTCCCTAGGGGCCTTCAATAAGCCCAAGTCAGTCAATTCCAATCTTTATTGATGACTAGACAACCCTCTGCTTGCAGAGGTACTGGTGGGGGTTCTAGGGGGAGGGTGTAAGCGCCTCCCCCTTTTAGCATTAAAATAATTACACCAAAAAACGAACATAAAGCAAACGCCTTCCATTTATACCTATACTATGGCAAGGGGCTTAGTCCGTTTTAAGGTGTAAAAAGATTATTAAAGGGGACTTTCGCCCCCTCTAATCGTGTATTAACGCTTGAACACTGGTTGCGCGTTATAAAACACGGCCGATCCCTTGGCATTCTTTAATACCTTAGGAGTAATCTTAACAGTAAACTCTTTATCAAGAACACCAGACTCTTTAATTAAATCAATAAGAACATTATATTCCATTTGTTCTAGTGTAGGTTCTGGTAGATTAAAGATATCAAACAAGTTAGCAAGTTGAGTAATTGCAAAGTCTTGTAGATACTGAGTATTAAATCCACACTGAGCTGATGTATTGATATGTACATTCTTAAGCTCTAGCTCTTGATCATCTATTTTCATCAAGTAAGGTTCTTGTAGAATGTAAGTAGTTCGTAATACTTCAAGACCACTGGCTGTTCTAGCTAGTTTTATATCCTTAACTTTAACTAGATATTCACCACCGTCAATACCTTTCTGTTGTAGGATTTCGTAACCTTTACGGTATAGGTTAGAGAAACTAAAAGCTCGTTGACGTTCTTGGCGTACTGCTTCATCAGTAGCGTGAAATTCATCTCGTCGCTCTTGTTCAGCAATAAGATCCTCTCGTCGCTCTTGTTCAGCGTCCATTTGCATGTTTAATTGATGTGTTGTAAAGTTTGACATTGTATTGTCCTTTCTATAATTATTTTATTATTATGATTTCTAATAGACCAAAAAATGAGAAAATTGACAAGGGTTTTACGCCCCTTTTTTGAGAAAGATGCTGTGCATCTTTTGGAAAAAATGGGAGAAAGCGTAAGCCCTTGCGGTTTTTGAGGCTTTTTGGTTACTGTCTTTTATATCTTTTTCATTTAATTTATTTATATAAAAAACGGCGGATATCCCTGGGTTCTTTTTAATATATAGTATAATGTATATATATAAATCCTTTCTATTAATTAATTTAATAACATGGATACAGTATCCACACGATGTCCAACAGTGTCAAGATGAATTGGGTGGCGCCTTAAGCCAGCCCACAACAGATACAGACGGTAATTAGAAGAGGGTTTAAGGCCCAAAGGTCCTAATTCGTCTTGATGCAGTTGGCGCCCCTAAGGGCGTCGTGTGGTATGCTAGTATCCGATCAAGTCCCCGTAGGGTAAAAGTGATAGTGAAGTGGTGTAAAAACCGCGCCAGAGAGCGTTTTTGAGTGTTTAAATCTCTTGATGACTCAAACTGTAAAGCAACACTCGTTTATCTTTAAAACCAGGCCGTGACCCCTGTTATATATGTCCTCGTTGCTGTCTTCTCTAAGGAAGGATTAAAGCCTCTTTATACTATATATACGCCTTTATACTATATATAAGGCAGAAGCACCTGCACAAGCCTATTATACTATATATACTGAATCAATTCCCAAAGGGCCTTATACTATATATAGAAAGTCGGCGCATCTCTCTGTTTCTTTTGGTGTATACTATATATACTACATCACATCAAAGGACAAGCCAGGAGTATCCGCCGATTCTGTCTTTATACTATATATAGGGAACAAGCACCTAGACTTTCATGCGAAATAAAACAGGCGGTATCTCTAGCTATAGAATGATAATCGGCGCATATTCCCTGTTTTTTCTTTTGATGCTATTATACTATATATATTAACACAACCTCACTAATAACAAGCCTACACCAAATGATAAGCCTATATACAGGGAGTATTGGCCGACTCCTATATATACAGCCATTAAGCACCCAAACTCTATGGAAAACAAAACTCGGCGCATCATCTCGGCTCTCTATATCTTTTATCTTTGATGCTCTTATATATATAGACATCACTATAACAAGCCCTTATATATATACAGGCAGGATAGGCAGCAACAGGACGCCCATAGGAAACCATTAGGAAGTCTTTATAGACCACTACAGTTACATAGGAGGGTAGAGCCCCCCGATGCGTTAGATTGAGCACCTATTAACGAGTGATAACGAGTGTAAGTTTATGTGCTTCTGGGGGGGTAGTACCATACGTAAATTTTCTCTATAGATGAAATAGGTACCTCACGTGAATTTCTTATATAGGTGAAATACAGATACTCCTCGTCAATTTTTGCTATGTGACCACGCTGTCAATGACTATTCTAATAAGCTTTTAACAGAGGTAGGGCTTAGGAAGACTAGGAGAACTTAGGATTGGCTTAGGAGTAATCTATATAGGTGTTTATATATGGGGGTTGACAAAAAGAGGAAAGTGTGGTATAATACATCAGGTAATAATGATTAACGGCTAAACCACAATCTAAGTGATAGTGCTCGGCCGAGAAAGAATTTAGAGGATAGAGATATGCTCGGAAGAGAAAATAGTATGAAGGATTTTAATTTGAAGAGTCTTTCTATTAAGGATATGAGGGATGTTGGTAAGTTCTTCGATATGATGGAGTATGGGCTTGAGAAGAGTCTACTAGTGTTGAAGAATACTGAACAGAACAATGTAGCATTAAAGAGTGTTAATGAATCTCTCTTGAAGGAAAATAAACAGTTAGAAGCTAAGGTAGCTAGATTAGAGATGGGGATTACAGATGAACCTGGTAGTGTAGATAAAGGATCTAGTGGTAGAATTGAGAGTGTAGGAGATAAGGAAAGTAATACTCCAGTAGGTATGAGCTATGATGAAGCTGTAGCTATGATGAAAGGAAGTAATGAAGACACCAAAGAAGAAGATACTAAAGATGAAGTATCTACGCCTAAAGAAGTAAAGCCTGAAGTAAAGGAAGACAAAGAAGAAGATGTTGGTGTCGAGCCTAAGGTTAAGTCAGTAGAGTTTAAATGGCCGGAGTTAACTAAGGATGAGCTTTATTCTTTGATGGAATCTATTGCTAAGGAGAAGGGTTATAAGGTATTACCTGAACAGGTTAATAATGCTGATGGTAAATGGTTTGCCCTTGGTAATGAATCTGGTCGGGTTTACTATTCATCTACATCTAACTCTTTGTCGTTCCAAGCTCCTGATAAGAAACGATATAAGAATGTTGATGTACCTGAGAGCTTGAAGAAGTTAGGTGAAGACTTTATTGTTCTACTTATTGAGTTAACCTTTACTACTTATGGACTACCTAAGTCATTTACTATTGAGAAACTCAAGAAACATATGTCCGATGAGTATTTAGAGGGAGTGTTTATCAGAGGTAATAAGGATTAGTTATGGCTCAGGTTGCTGGTAGAAAAAGCCTTAAGAATATGGTTACCAGCCCGTATGAGCATTGGAAACCATTAACTGATAGTCAATTCTATGGTGCTATGGGTGACTTTGTACAGTTCTGTAAGGAGAGTATTATTCTTGATAAGAACGGTAGACCGGTGCCTATGCACCTTAATGAAGCTCAGGTATTGTTTTCTTCTGAAGTATTAAAGGCTATAGAGCCTATTATGAAGAAGATTCCTACTAAGAGTGTTAATGTGTTATGTCATAAGAGTCGTCAGATGGGTATCACCACTGTTACCTTGAAGCTAGAACAATTTGTTGCTAGTAAGAGTACTAACTTTAATATTCTACATGTGATGCCTACTGACTCTGAGGCTAATGAGATGATTGATAGGAAGTTCTTACCTTTACTTAGGGGGACTCATCCTGAGCTGTTGGCTGATATTATTCCTGTTGCTAACTATGCTGACTTTAAGAGCTTCAGTGGTATAGAGTTAGATAACCGTATTACCTTTATGTCAGCTGGGGTGAAGGGTGCTGGTCATGGTCGAGAGCAGTTCTATAGTGAATATGTTCTTACTGCCAATCGGGGCGAGACTACCTGGGGCACTATTACTGTTGGTGATATACTATATGATAGGTTCGGTAAGAGAACTACTGTTACTGAAGTATTCGAACACAAGAATAAGAGGAAATATAGGCTTCACCTTGTTGATGGTAGACATGTAGATGCTGGTGCTGAACACTTATGGCTGGTGGCTGATAGCCATTATACTACAAAGATGAAAGAGAATAGTGCCTTTGAGGCTAGTACTGAATGGTTATTAGAGGATGGCGCTGATAAGTATTGTATTCCTAATGCTGGCTGTTTAGATATTTCTCATAAGGAAGTACCTATTGATCCTTATCTTCTTGGTGTTGATATTAGTAGTAATGGCGCTGAGTCTATTCCTAGAGAATATCTTAATAACAGTGTTGTTGTCCGTCAAGCTCTCCTTTCAGGTTTGTTAGATGAAGGTGGCGAGACTAGTGGTAGAACTACTTACGCTACTATATCTAAACAGTTAGCTGAAGATGTTCAATGGCTGGTACGAAGCCTTGGTGGTTATTCTAAGATTAGTAAACAGACTAAGGTTAGAGATAATGAACAACATGTATATACTGTTTCTATTGCTGTTGATTTTAATCCTTTTAGGCGTGTAAAGAAAGCTTCTAGGTATAACCCTGTAAGAATACCCAAATGGAGTAGGATTAAGAGTATTGAAGTGTTAGATGAATATGAGGATGCTAAGTGTGTTACTGTTAACTCTCCTACTCATACCTATGTTATAGGTAAAGACTTCATGGTTACTCACAATACCATACACATGCTTGTGGAAGACGAGCATGCCAAATACTCTGACCCATTTAACCTTGAAGCTGGTATTCTTCCTGCTATGTCTGGTAACACTGTTAGGATTGTATTGTTTACAGCTAAGGGTATGAACCATTCATTTGATTTAAGTAAAGTGGCACAGGATCCTGAGTCTGACTGGGTGTATATCTTCTTACCTTGGTATATCTTATCTGAGTATGAGATGGAGCCAGAAGGTAGGTATAAGAGTCTTAATAGCTTAACTGAGTATGATCTATTCCTTTGTAGTGAGTTTAAACGGGCTGGTATCTCTCCTAGTAGATGGGCTAGAAAGCTACAATGGTATAACTATACCTTTATTAATGAGGCTAAGAAAGATCAGTTGTATATGTTTGAGAACTACCCTACAGTTGCTGCTGAGAGTTTTCAGGCTTCTGGTGCTCCTATCTTTGACAGTAGGTTACTGTATGATTGGATGGAGAGAGAGTTTAAAACTATTGATGCCTTCTATGCTGATGGTGAAACTAGGTTTGATTATGTTGATGGTGGTGCCATTAAGGAATATGAAGCACCAATTAAGAACCATCAGTATATTATTGGACTAGACCCTGCTGAAGGTGAGGTTAAGGGAGATGATAGTGCCTTAGTTGTTTGGGACATAACTAAGCCTAAGATTAAAGCTGTAGCAGCTTATAATGGTATTATCTCTCAGAATGACTTTGCTGAGTTAGCTTATGATATGGCTATGAGGTATAATATGGCTCTGTTGGTTCCTGAAAGAAATATGGGTAGTCTTATGATTAAATGGTTAACTGAAGTTAAGGGTTATCTCAACATTTGGACTGATGCTAATAAGGTTACTGGTTATAATAACCTTGGTGTTAGAACAACAGTAAGTAGTAAGAATGAGATGATTGCTCGGCTTAAGTTCTTGATGAATAATGGCTACTATGAAGACTTTGATCCAGTGTTCTGTGAACAGGGATTATACTTTACTTTCCAGAAGACAGCTAGTGGACAATTAAGAGCGGCAGGAGACTCTGGCCACCATGATGATGCAGTCCTTGCTCGTATGTTATGTACTATGGCTATTAACATGGACAGGTATAAAGGTTATACTAAGACTATACAGAAAGAAGGTAGGAAATATGGACGGTAAACTATTAGAGTATTTAACTACTCCTAAGATGTTATCTCAGGCAGATATTATCAATGATGCTTTAGTTAAGATATCTCAAGCTTCTTCTTTGATGAATACTGCTATTGAGAATAATAACTTTGCTGTGGCTGGTAGAGAGGCTCAGAAGATCTCTGATTTAGTCTCTCTACTCAAAGCAACTCATAAATCATTAAATAAATAGCCCTACAAGGCCGCTGAAGGCGGTTTAAAGGGCCTCTAATTGTCAAGATGACTTACAACTCATCTTTGCTCCTAAAGTCGCTCAGAGGGCCAGGAAATGGCCTTAGAACGCATTTTACGAGGGGGTATATAGGCTAGATGATATAATTAATATAATATCTCTTGACAAATCGATTAAAATGTGGTATAATACACAACAGTAACTGGGACATAGTCTTTAGTTACTACAAAGAAATAATAATCAATAATATCCTAAATATGGAAACCTATATTCTTTATTTGGAATAAAGGAGACGTAACTCTTATGAACGAACAACCAAACTCAAACACACTCAAGCAACCTGAATTAGTGGGAGCTAATCCAGCACCTGAGTCTGTGGAAGGGAATGCTACTTCGAGTGTAGAAACACCAAGTGTTGACTTGATGTCTGGACTTAGCGATAAAGAAAAATCATATATGAAAGGTTTAGGCATTAATGAGATTAACGCTGAGACTCTTCAGAAGTTAGTTCATTCAGGACTAGCACAGAAAGACTCAGTAAGTAAACTCAGCCGTGAGAAAGCTGAATATGAAGCTATGCTTGCCTCTCGTGGTGAATCTACGGTGAATGGTCCATCCAACCAATCACAGAGTAATTCTGTACAACCTGAAGCTATGGTACTAGAGACTCCTATGGGAGAAGCTAGTGAAGAGCTTAAACAAGAGCCTCAGCGAACTACAGGAGTAACAAAGAATGATATCTGGGATCTATCTCTCATGATTAATCGAGAGTTCCCTGAACTAATTGACCGTGCTACAAATGGTGAGATCTTTAATGAACTTACTATGCGTGGATATTTCGGTGCTGATGGTATTGATAAGAAAGCAGTTTATGAATACTTGAGCCGAGAGAATGCTACAGCCAAAGAGTTTAGAGAGCTTAAAGAAAAGGTTGCTGAGTATGAGAAAGCTAACCAAAGTGAACCTCAATATAATCCTCAAGCAACAATTAATAATGGAGTACGAGACCTTAACTGGGCTAATGCCGTTCTACAACAGAACCTTACTAACCCAGGATCAGTAGACTTCAATGATCTAAATGAAGCTACAATTATGATTCAATCTTCTTTGTTGTAATCCCTATTTATGACTAATTATTGGTGAAGTGCATTTTACTAATAATAAACTTTAAGTAAAGGAGATACAAACTCTATGAGTCTACAAGCCCATAAAGCTTTTACCCCAACTGGTGCTCCAACAAATCTTAATGTTGGTAAGTTGGGTTATGAAACAGCCGCTCTTGATCTAGGCTTTAAATCACGATCAAACGCACCTGCAACTATTGGCCCAGAACAAATCCGTGAATTCATGCGACAAATCTGGACACCACAAATTCTTGAACACAAATTCGCTTCTAACCTATTGCTCTGGTTCTTTGATGCACCAGTAGAAGATGGTTGGATGAACAACCTATCTGTATCACACAGTGCTCGTGTTACATTTAAGAAATGGATGAACCCATTGCAACGAGTTCGTGTTAACGAATTGGAATACAAAGAAGGCGTTACATGTCCAAAACAACTTAAAGTTGACTGTGTAATTCCACCAGCAGGACCAATCGATGACTATGAACAAGTAGATATTGACTTCAAATTCGAATATTCGATTCGTGTTGATACTTGTGTTAAAACTCGTCGATTGACTCTTAACGAAACTAATGAACAATGGAAAGAGAACCTTGAAGCATTGTCATACCGCCGCGCTATTGATGCTTGGAATGCTCTTGCAGAACAAATCATTGCTAGCGATACTCCAATTCTAATTCCTACGTTCAAAACTTCACTTGGTGCTACTAACTACTTGCAAGCTGGTACAGCTGACCCATATGAAACTCTTTCGAAAATATTCAACTACATGGGACGAGCATTTGGTAGCCGATTTAACAAAGAGTTCGTTGTAACTATTCACCCAGATATCGCTCTTGATATTATGGTTAACCACTCAGACTTGTTGAGCTATGATAAAACTGGTATCCGACAAGACTGGTTGAAGATTGACCAAGCATCACTTGGTGGATTTGGTGAATTAGGAACTCTTCCACGATGGTATGGACGACAAGTTCTTGTTGCTCCTGATGACATCGCTTTCCATACTGGAACTCCTGAAAACGCTAACTTCAGCCCATGGGAGAATGCAGATGGTACTAAGGTGCGTGCTATTATTGCTTCACGACGAAGCTTCTTTACTAAAACAGTTCCATTCATGGATAAAACAATCTTCCCTGCAACTGTTGAACACCCAATCGAAACGATTGCTGAAATCTGGATCGGTGGTGATAAATTGTTGTTCCCAGAAGAAACATTCCTTATCGAATTTAACCGTTAGTAATAAATTAATCAAAGCCCTTAGTACCGTCTAGGGGCTTTTATTTTATCTAGAAAGGATAATATAAATGCAAAAAGAAGAAACACTTAAGAAGATTCGACTAGAACTTAACCGTCTCGTCGGTACTTCTTTCATTCGTCCTAACATTGCGTTAACGGCGATAATGAGAAGGAAAGGCACAGGTGACTATAGAGTTGCTATTGATGATGCTGCTATTCTTTCTGCTCTTGGTGCTATTACAGCTGAGTTAAAACAGCTTAACCGTACTATGAGCAATGTCGATCTTGACACTGATAACCTAGCTGGTATTAAAGCAGAAGTGTCTGCCACAAAAGTGAATACAGCTACAACAAATGATCGTTTGACCGATATTAAAACTGATACTAGAGATATTAAGACTGCCGTAGATAGTATTAATACTAATACTCGGCGTCCAGCTTAGGAGGATAAGATATGAGAGCACAATGTGAATTTGATTTAAGCCAAGTATTGGATATTCCTCATACTGTTATTGATACTCGTTACCAGAATGGCAAAGACCTATTACGTAAGTATCCTGGTCACTATGTTACTGTTCGTGATGAGGCTAGTGCAGTGTACCATGTAAGCAAACCAGGCCCTAACTGCCTACCTAATGCTACAAAGGTTAAAGAAGGTATTCTCTACAAGGATAATTTTGATCATACTCGTGGAGTGAAATATCGTGAAGCGATGATATATGATTTCTTGAATAATAAACTATATGTTTATGACCATAATGGTGATAAACGAGTAATTGCATTAGGAGTAGCCTAGTATGTCTGATTTACACGATAATTACCACAAAATAACATGTGAACACAATGATAATAAGATTCATATGAGTTCACTACGATTCCCTTGCTATGATTGTAGTTGTGGTGAGGCGAATTGCCGATGTAGTGAGAAGCACTACTACGAAAACTACCATAATCACAAACCAGCTCATAGTGATAGTTGCAATGGTGGCTCTAACTGTGGCTGTAAACGAGTTACTACTAGTTTCCCTGGTAATACTATTGTTATTGATGATGCTAATGAAGTATCATTTTTCTATGGTAATGTGGTTCATGAAAACTACCACCAACCAGAGAATGTATGTAGCCCATTTGTAGCTGTTCCTACAAATATGGTTACCTATACTGGTAATAACTACCCTCAAGGACATGAAGTATTTGATGGTGTTGCATCTAATAACTCTATTACCTTGAGGAATGCTCCTGATCTTAGTTGGCCGGTAATGGTCTTCAAGAATGGTCTTAAACAGATTGAAGGAGATGAACGAGATTATACCCTTGCTGGTAAAGAAATCTCATTTAAATTCCATGAACTACAACCTACTGATGTAGTTGAAGTCTATTACCGATACTTCAATAAGGAGGCTTAATTATGTCTGGTGTATGTAGAGCTTGTGGAACTAATCCCTGTGCTGGTTCTGATATAGGGTGCAATAGAGCTCCTTTTAAATGGGGCTTTGATGGCTGTATGCTTCATGCTAAGGTTAATGGAGTATCAGTTAAACCATTAAACCTATGTGAATGGTTGTATTGTCATCAAACAGATACTTCTATGCGATTAGTGCCTAGTGGCGATGATAGTTATATTGAATATAAGTCTGAACTAGATATCAATGGCTGTGGTGGTGTTAAAACTAACCCAGAACGTATCTATGTATGTGACTTATTGAGTTTAGGTAAACTTACTTGTTTAGGTGATGTAGCTCATAAAACACCAAAGAACTGTGACTTATTAGTCTATAATCCTTGTTGTGGAGATAAAGGCTGTGAAGCCTGTGAAGGTAGTGATAACATCAACAAATGGACTCCTTACACTATTCCTGAAGCAGGAGATTGTGAATTAGAGGCTGATGCAGAAGGTTATTACCATGTATTAGTTAAGGATAAGAAGTGTGGATGTATTCGTGAGTGTCGTATTAAAAATACTAGTGATACTTACCAATATGTACTACGAGATAGTATTCCTAATGACCCAGACTGGCCATTTAAATATGGTAACTACAATGAAGATATCCCTCTAAGGCTTTCTGAAGCTGTTCCACAGATCTTTGGTAAGACTGACCTCGAAGTCCGTATTGAATATGGATTCGGCACTGGTCACCCAGATAACAGTCCATTAGTTAATACTCGTTCTGTTGTAGTTCCTCAGTTTGATGGTGGTATTGCTGACTCGTTTAATGATGCTATCGTTATTCAAGCTACTGCTACATATCCTTGGGGTTCTTGGGAAGGACAAGCTAGCCGTACTATTCTAGTTCCTCGTGGAAAGAATGTCACACTTAAACATGAAGTTCGTAACCGCTCCCTTTCATCTAAAGCAGGTTTCTATTACCATGCTTCTGATGGACAGGAATATAATGGTGGTGGTGGTGCTGTAAATAACTTTAGTCGTCTTCACGCTCTAAAGGTTACAGTTAAACCAGCTCGAACCCATATTATTAACTTAAGATAGGAGTATTGTATGACAAGTAAAAATACTAAACCTATTAGCTTTACTCCACTTAGTGGTATAGATTCAAATACTATTGAATGTAACCCACAGATGTTTGCTATGTGGCTCAATGATCTTGTTGAAACCTTCAACTATGTTCATGAGATTCTTGTAGGACTTCATAATGAGAACTTAGAGACTCGTAGACGATTAGACTGTATGGCAGTTGATCTTGAAGAACTTAAGAAAGAAGTTCATGGCGAAGGTAAGGGATTAGCCCAGTATGAATCTCGTATTCAGTTCCTAGAACGACAGTTAAATGGTTCTAGTGGAATGATGTCTGTTGTAGAGGCTAAAGTAGATGATATTATTAATCGTCTACCTGGTGCTATTGCTGACCTTCCTGCTGACTGGAGATTTGCTGGTGGTTCTCCTGAAGTCATTGATGAGATCGTTAAAGGTACTAAAGGTGGCTTCTCTGATGTTAAGAAGAAGGTTGAATGGCTTTATGGCCGACTACCTTTTGTCAATCCAGACCAAGCACCGTCAACCTGGAAGTTTGTTGGTGGAGATATTACTTCACTGTACGACAAAGTTGATGGTATTGTAAGCCTCCTACCTGCTGATCTAGCCAACCTCAAAGAGAAAGAAGGATGGAAGCTTACTGGTGGTAAATTAGCTAGTGCTCCAGATTGGATGACTAAGCCTAACCCTAACTCACTGGATATCTACTCATTCTTTGATTTGATGGATAAGAAGAAAGTAAACAATAGTTAAACATAAGGAGTTTTATGGCTAAGAAAGTTACTAAGCTTAATGAAGTTAGCCAGTTACGCCCTGGAGTGGATGGAGATGTTCTCTCCACCACTTCTAATGGTGTAAAATGGTCTACAAAGTCAGAGGCTGATATAGCTAAAGCTTCTGATGTTAAGATTAAATTTGATGAAGTTGCTACTTCTTTAAGTGATCGATACACTAAAGAAGAGATTAACAACATCGTAGCTAATATCAATACTGCTAAGTTTGAAGGTCCATTTGGTAGTGTTGAAGAAATTAAAGGACCTTATGATAGTAATAACCTTTATCTTGTTGGCTCTACTGCCCCATATGCTATTTATGCTCTTGTTGGTGGTTCTCTACAGAATATTGGCAATACTGGTGCTGACTTAAGTAAGTATGCTATCAAGGATGAGGTTAATACTAGTTTAAACACCAAAGTAGATAAGGTTGCTGGTAAAGGTCTTACTGAAGCTGAATTTACTAGTGATGAGAAGCGAAAGCTAGCTAATATTCAAGCTAATGCTCAAGCTAATACTATATTTTCAGTCAATGGCAAAGTAGGAACTATTACTCTTACTGGTGATGATATTAAATCTACTGAAAATAAGACTGTTAATGCTGTATTAAATACTCATACTACTGATATAGCTAACATCAAAAGAGATATGGTAGTCAAGGATGGGAATAAAGTTCTATCTACTAATGACTTTACTAATGAGCTTAAAACTAAACTAGAAGGTCTTAAACAAGGTCTTGACGGTAATCATGGAGCTAAAGGTGAACGAGGATACTCTGCCTATGAAATAGCACAACAGGGTGGTTATACAGGTACTAAAGAAGAATGGTTAGCTAGCCTTAAAGGACAAAAAGGTGACCAAGGTAACCCTGGTATTAGAGGAGTAGAAGGTCCACGAGGTATCCCTGGAATAAATGGTCTACCTGGTGCTTCTGCTTATGAGATAGCTAAAGCTAATGGCTTTACTGGTAGCCAAGCAGAATGGCTACAAAGCCTTAAAGGACAGAAAGGTGACACTGGTCAGTGTAAGACTATTAAAGTCTTAACTACCAACTATAACTACGACCAAGCTACTCTCAATAAGAACTCTGCTACTGGTTATACTGGTGTCTATACTACTATTGATTCTGTTGAAGGTGTTGCTGTTGGTGATACTGTGTTCTTGAGAGTAAGGAATACTACAAAGAATGGAGATGCTTTAATTGTAGCTACTGTTCTAGAGATTACTGGTAATAACCTCAAACTTCGTTCTCTTGGTTTTATAGATAAAGGAGAACAAGGTAACCCTGGCACTAATGGTGTTTCTGGTAGAGATGGTATTAATGGTAAGTCTGCATATCAGCTTGCTCTTGATGCTGGGTTTACTGGTTCTGTACAGCAATGGTTAGAGAGCCTTAAAGGACAAAGAGGAGAGAAAGGTGAACGAGGAGAAAGCGGTACTGCTCCATCTTACAATGATACTGAGTTAAGAAATAGGGTAACTAGTCTAGAGAATGGTAAGGCAGATAGAAGTTCTATTCCTGCTAATATCTTAACTAAAGAAAACCTTAATTCAGAAGCTAGAACATTATCTGGTCTAACTATTACTCCTGGTAATGGCGCCGGTTCTGCTAGCTTATTCCTAGATTATCCTGGTGGTAAGAAGTATGAGTTCTTCTCTGACGGTAACGGTGCATTTGGTGTTTGGAATAAAACTGATAATAGTAATGTATTCCGTATTGATGGCAATAATACAACTATTTATAAACCATTAAATGCCAATAATAGCCGTCTATTTAATCTAGCTCAACCTACTCAGCCACAAGATGCCGCTACGAAGAAATATGTAGATGATACTATTGGCACTCGTTTAGCTGGCTATAACATGAGTAATAAGCTTGATGTTTCTAAGTATCGTGAAACTATTAAAGAGAATGCTGTTGGCACAACTATGGCTCTTGGTCGTAATGATTCTGATAGTAAGATGACTTATGATAGTAATGGTGCTCTTAATATTACAACTTCTCTTGGTTCTAGCCTAACCCCTAAAGTATTAGTTGGACGTAAAAACGCTAGCCAACAATTCTTTGGTGCTGAGATTACTAATACAAAGATCAGCCTAGATAGTGAAGATAGTAATAAAGAGTTTGTTATTGATGTATCTCCTAATGGACGAAGTAGCATCAGCGAAGATGTAGCTCTAGACATTTTAGAAGATGTTTATGTAGGTAATGTCACTCGCAACCTTGCTATTAACGCTTTAAATATTGCTGCAAGATATGACAATACTAAAGGATTCGTTGTTATTGCTGGCAATAATACTGCTATTGATGGTTCATTTATTAAAGTAGGCAGAAACGCTGATATTAGAATAAAATACCGAGGAAGTCTCACTTCATTTGCTGGCTTTGGACTAATGCTCCGATTTACAGTTAAAGGACTCAATCCTTCTGACTTTGGTCTAGAGTTTAGTAAGTATGATACTGTAAGGACAACTGTCGGTAGTGTTATGGCTAATGTATCTACTATTACTTATGGTGATGCTGTATCAGCATACATCCCTGGTAGCTTCTTTGTAGATAATCGAATTGGTCTTGCTGATATGGAATTTAAACTCGTCTATAAAGGTAGTGGTCGTGGTAGTATTGGTAACTTTGCTATCTATAACCGTAAGCATAAGAGTCCTACATTTATAGCTCCTGAAGAGGCATATATATACATGAATAAATACGATAGTAATAAGACTGTATTTGGTCGTGTTGCTGGTATTAGTGATAATAGTTCTAACGTTATTGCTCCTGGTGTTACTGATGATATGCGATGGAATGAAGGTAACTTAATAAGTAAAGGTATCACATTTCATGGTAGTAGAAATAGTAATGCTTGGGAAATCCTAGAAGAAGGTATTTATAATATTACAGTATCTGTTGAAACTGTTGATGTGAATATGCCATTTGGTATCTTTATTCAAAAGAAAGATGTCATTACAGGTGCTTGGGTAGCAATCTCTCCTACAGTAACTGTTTCTTATCCTAGTGTCTCTCGAGGACTTACTGCTACAGCCACTGTTCTCTTGAAGAAAGGTGATTTGATTAACTCTCGTGTAGGTAACTTTGGTAATAACAATACTCGTATTGGTGAATATGCAGCCAATGGTACTGAAGGCGCTTCCTTCACTGTTGTTAAGCTTGGTTCTATTTCAGAGAAAACTTATACTGCACCAATGGTTACAAATAGAATAGTAAAAGAAGTTGCAATAACTCCTACTATTGAGGGTTCAAGTAGTAAGGTTATTAAATATAAAGTTGATCTCCCTCAAGAGTTTAGAGATAGAAAAATCAAAGCTACATTTAAACTTTCTTTCGACTACCAAAATATTAATGCTACTATTGGAGCTACTATTGAGGTGTATAGGAAAGCTTATGATGGCCCTAATAATAATCTTGAGACAGAATCTACTAAGTTATTTAATACTTCTGCTATAGGTTACCATAACTATATGGAACTTACAGAATTGTTTGAAAATGATGATGGTGCTGTTGCTATTTGGTTGAAGGACCGAGATAATATCTCACCTAACCAGATTGCTTCTGGTAAAGTAATATTGGAGACTATATAGTATGGACACTGCAATATTAAAAGCATTAGGAGAGTATGGCGTTAGCCTAGTGTTAGCTGGTGTTACTATTTATAACTATGTTACGATAGTGAAAGCTAATGCTAGCAACCTAGTTAAAGTTACTCAGCTATTAGAGAATAATGGTAGATTGCTAGAATCATTAGCTAAGAGTCAAGAGAATACAAGTGCTTCTCTAGGCATAATTAAGTCTATGCTTATAGATCTATCTGCTAGAGAAGCCACTACTCTTGAAGTAGCTGAGACTACTCTAGATAAGGTTATGTGCCTTAAAGAACGACAAGGTTTAATTGGTAACTCAGAAAGAGATAAAGTTATGAGGAGGATAAAACATGGCTCGAAACAAAATAGTAGGGAAGAATAAACGACCTGGTAGCAATAAAGCTACTGGGCGTGATTATACCTATGATAAGAAGTATCAAGCTTCAAAGCAACAAGTAAAGAATCGTGTTGCTCGTAATAAAGCTCGTAGAGAAGCTATAAAGACTCATGGTAAAGCAGCCTTAAAAGGTAAAGATGTTGACCATATTAGACCTCTAATCAATGGTGGATCTAATACTAAATCTAACACAAGGATTATCAGTAGTTCTAAGAATAGAGCTCGTAAACCTAAACGAGGTAAGAAGTGATGGAAGATAAATGTTGTAATGTAAATATTAATGAAACTATTACCGATCTTCGTTATGATAGTGTTGCTGGTGATTTAGTCTATCGTAATGAGGCCTTTCATCTTCAAGGAGATGGTGAGAAAAGGATTAGTGCCAAGTCTATTGCTAATAACATTAATCTTGAAGATCTTGCCAATGTAGATGATAAAGTAGTTAAAGGTTGTGGTATTCTTACCCATAATAGTCAATGTAAAGATTGTGGTGAATGTAAGGATTGCCCTGAGAATAAGAACTGTGAACATAGCTGGAGCATGTGGAGAGCACAAGAGCACGAGACTATTAATGGAGTTAAATACTTAGCTGCCTTTACTGAAGATGGATGTCTTGTTGCTATTCCTGCACCTGCAACTGGTATTAGTACTATTGTTGGTAGAAATGGTAAATGGAATATTAGCAATATGGCTTTGCCTGAAGGTGTTGACCCTAATACTATTTTCCCTGCCTTTGGTAATAAGAATGTTTATGGTGTGAATGGAGATATGAGATCTCCTGATAAATCTACCTTTATTGCTACTCATCCAATAGATACTGACTATAATGGTGATATAGCCTTTACCTCAAGAACTCCAGGAGCTTAATCATGGCTCCTGGTGTAAAGGTTATAGGACACTCTATGGTGGTTAAGGGTACTCCTGGTTTTGAAGTACATACATCAAATGATAAGATTAATATTCATATCAATGACTGGCAGATTATTCGTGGTCAGCATGTTCGTATTGGACAGAACGATATTGATGCTGATATTGTATTAACTACTAGGCTAAACCCTGATAATAGTGTCTATTATGAGTTAAGAGGAGTTCACTGGAACTACTATAGGTATAGAAGTGATAATACATACGACTTTAGATTCCATATTATCATTTCAAATATCAACCAAGATGGTTCTAAGAGGTCTATCCTTGATAGGACATATGCGGCGAAGACTGGTACTACTGATATACACATTAACAGTGGATCTGATATTATTCGCTCTGGTGTAATCCAACCTAATGAGGCTAGAAATGCATCTGTGTCTATTGAGTTATTCCACCTTTATAATGATGCTATTGGTACTCCTTGGGATGATGAAGGCTATGGTGGTATTACTATTGTTAATACTAATGACCCTTCATTCCGCCCAGGCATGACTAAGTATAATTCATCTTGGGAATCGGATAATAGGAATCCTGAGGGTATGAACTTAGAGTTTAGGAATGGTAGATGGTCTGAAGTTAGATCTATTAGACCATATGCTAATTCTGGTGCTCAATCCCTATTCTACCGTAATTATCAATGGCTAAACCAAGATAAGGTAGGTAATGGGCGTTAGAGCCCCTCTAAAATAGCCCTATAAGGCCGCTGAAGCCCGTTTAAAGGGCCTCTAAAGTCAAAGATGACTTCTAACCCATCTTGGCTAAAAAAGGGCCAAAAAACGGCATTCAGCGGCGTCGTATGGGCTTTAAATAGTGTAATATTGGAGGTTTTATGATTATTACTAAAGATTTAATTAAATATCCTGACCAATTCTCATCAATACTCAATGATCTCTTTCGTAGAGTAGATGAGTTAGAGAATGAGGTTAAGGCATTAAAGGAAAGGAAGTAAGTAGATGTCTTGTTCTAAATGTTCTAAAGGAATGAATACTCGAGCTATAGATACTCGTAGTTATAACTCTACTGCTGGATATCATTCTACTTTGAAGAGTGAAGGTGGATGTAATTGTGAATCTACTACACGAGTAAGTAAATGGACTGCTCTTCCTCTATATAGTAAGATTGAACTACCTGGTGATTTAGATGTTATTGCTGGTAGTAATGAGGAAGGTAAAGCTTGGCGTTTACCTGTTACTCGTCTCTTAGCTGGCGGAGAGTTTAATAAGCTACAGTATAGTATTGATAAGAAAGCATCAAAGATAGAGCTTAACCCAGACCAGGTTACCCCTGCGTTCATTCCTGGACCTAATAGTTCTGTTGAAGAAGCAGTTGCTGATACTGAAGCTAATAAGGCACAGTTCCTTGTTATAGGAAATGATGCTAATACTAAGAATAATGTGATTATTCAGAGTTCTGGATTCCTAGTATTCCCACGAACTCATACATATCAAGTAGGTAAAACATATTATCTACATCAAACAGAAAAAGGTGGATTAACTTCTGTTAAACCAACAAGTGGTATTGTCCAACCTTTGTTTACTGTCGTAGATGAACTTACAATTAATATCAATATTGGAGTTTAATATATGATTACTCCTGCTGGCAATGCTGGTGGCGAGATAAAGAGAGTTCATTCTGAATTTGATGATGGTTATGTTATAGGTGTTTTTGATGGTTGTGATTATATTCCTTTGAGTTTTACTTGGGAAGATATCTATGGCTGTGATGAAACATCTATACTAACCTCAGGAGACTTATTCCATAATAAACTGATGCGTAAAGATGGTGGTGTTGTAGTTAAAGAATATGATACTAGAATCCTTTATGATTGGAATGATATGGAAAAGGTTATCACAGGATACTCTAACGCCCCAAGCGGTGAATTATTAGAAAACTATAGGTATCAATTAAATAGTGAAACAGATACTGCCTTATGTGGTGCTGATGGGCATACAGTAGAGATTAGTAGAATAGATAGGTTCTTTTGGAGACCAGATAATGTCACTCAGAATGATAGTGGGCAAGAAGATCTATTTAGCGCTACTCAAATAGCTCATGACACCTGCCCATTCCCTTATGAGAAGTGTAAGGACAAATGGGAAACTGAGAGTAGTGATTGTTACATTATAGATAATGGAGAGATTTAATGCGAAATATATGGAAAGGTGGAGCTAATTTAGAATACCTTATTGAAGATATCCGAGAACAAATCTCTGATGATGCAGAGCTTTATACTGATGAGTTTATTGTTTCTGCTATTAATTCTGCTCTGAAATTAATGGCTAAAGAGGAAGATTTAAGACGTCTGTTCCGCTTTAAACTACAAACAGAGTTAGCTTCAGTGAATAAGGATGGTACTCCTGCTGCCCGATGGGACCTTAAACTCCCTGGTGCTTATACAGGTAAGGATTATTTCAATATAATCAGAGAGGATGAGTGCTATGAATGTACCAAACCGTGTTATAAAAGTCCAAAAGATTTCTTCAGGTGCTGCACTTTCCCTGAAAATGCATGCCCTGGTGATCCTTGTTCTTATACCCTTGAGCACTTTGGCTCTATTACTACTCTTACATTTGATCGTCCTCCTAGTGGAATTTATGCGGTCAATGCATCTGTTTATCTAATCCCACAAAGGATTACCCTTGAGGATGAAACTATTCCTCTTGGTGAAGAGTTTACAGAACCATTGAAAGAGTTAGTAAAGATAATCATCAATAAGGAACAAACCTCATTTGACCAAGCTCGTATGCGTTATGAGGATTATGATAAGGTTATTACTGACTTAGCTCAGCTTATTGCTTTGAGGGAAATGAATGATGAAGTCTTAATTGTTAATGGAGCATTAGACTAATATGCGAAGAACATCATATCCTAATAAGAAATGGTTCCAGCGACCTGAAGGGGCGTATTCACGCTCCTCTAGCTGGACTACTAGATACTACCACAGGAAGACTGGTAACTCTACCATTTCTACTATGTCCGGTTTAAATGTTACCAATAGTAGTTTAGAGATGAAGAAAGGTGAGTCACCATATCTACTTAATGCTCGATTACAAGGAGCTAAAGAAACCAAGATTCGTGCCCAATCTATGAGCCGTCCTGGTCAGAAGTTCCTTAATGCACCAAAAGGTATGGAGCATGAGAATGTTATTGCTCTTACTGGTGATCATTATTGGGTATCAGTTAAAGAGTTTCAGACCATTCGGTATAAGCTATATGTTACTGACAGAGTTACCTCTATTGGTTACTATTTGAAGAAAGGTGACATCAAAAGTAATGCTTACTTCATAGCTATAATTAGAGATAAAGATAACGATGAAGAGTTATGTCGTGCCTTTATTCCTGTTAATGATATTAAAGATGGGCAGTTACACTGGTTTAGACTAATTAAGAGTGTTAATAAAGAAGTTAATATTGATATTACTCTTATTGATGATATGAACAAGACTGGTACACCATTAGCTTCTGAGGTTAAGATTGCCTTTTCTGGTGAGAATGGACATCAGGTATCAGAGCATAAGATTCCTAATGTTAATAAAGCATTAAGGGAGACTCCTCTGGTATTCCATCGTGGAGTAGGTAGTCCTCTTACTTCTACTAAGACTACTACTTGGAAGACCTTCCCTGTATGGTTGCAGGGTGGACACTTTGTTGCTGAAGGTAAAAGGTGGATTGCTGTTGGTGTTATCAATAATGATAATAAGAAAGTAATCTATGCTTACCCTTATTTGAAGATGGACAGTGGTATGAGTAGCCACAAACGCATCAATGAAAATCTGAGGATACTAATCCCTGAAGATAAGATTAATCAATCAGCCGAGACTATTCGTATGACTCAGGCTGGACATGAATTATTCTTTGTTGATGGTTATTCTAAACTACAGAAGGTAGACCTTACTAACTGGAGTGTTAAGGACGCAGTGCCTACTTCTACTGACTTGTTTGACTTCATCCCTAAACAACACTACTACAAGTCTAATAGTATCTTTAGGAATGGATTCATCTATACTGCTAAGGCTGATTTTAATGCTGGAGACAACTTTGAAGAGAAAGATTGGGATAAACATGATCTAAGTGAATATACTGCTTGGGCTGGTGCTTCTTTGATCTACTTCTTGAACAACAGGTTATTCCTTTCTGGTTTCTATAGAGATACTGTGGGAGTACAGCCTAAGAGTGAACCTAACTTAGTGATTATGAGCTCTATTGACTCTATTGCCCCTAAGTATGACTTCTTCAATAGAAGTGTAGAGTTTTTCCATGTGCCTGACCGAGCACCTACAAGTACAATCTCTAGCCCTATTACTGGTTTTGCAGATCTTAATGATAACCTTGTAGTATTCTTGGCGGATACTCTTGGCTTTATTAGTGTCCCTGCTGGTATAGAACATGGTAATATGAGACAAAGTACTCCTGTAGGATCTGGCTTTGGTATTCTTAAACAAGAACATGTAGTACAAGGTAGAAACAACATCTACTTCTATAACCCATCAGAAGGAGTTATGAGGTTAGGTGGTCAGGTTTCTTCTGTAGTATCTAACCCTATTGACTCACTACTTAAGAGTATTAAGACACCAGAGAAAGTAAGTATGCAGATCCACAAGAAAGGGTTAAGGCTATACTACCATACTGATGGTGATACTAACGATATGTGTCTATATGATTACTATGCATATGCTACTCATAAATCATATTGGTTTAGGGATAATAATACTCCTATTGCATATATGAATAGTGATACTGGATATGATGTTGAGATTGGTGTTGGTAGTGAATACCCTTGTGTTATTGAAGCTGAAGTAGGTAATACTGGTGACTTTGATTGTGCTATTGAATATGAATATCACACTAACTATATTCCTACCCCTGCTGGTTATAATAACATTATTGTTAGAAGGATCTATGCTACATCAATGCAAGACTTTAATGCTAGTTTGTTCTTAGGATTAGATGTTGATCATAAGAATAATCCGATAGTATGGCGCCGATTTATCACTGCTAATAATAATGATAGTGATGATGCTAACTATATCTTTAGGGACACTGGTTCTAAAGGTAGTACAACAGTTAAGGCTAGGATCCTTACTGCTGATGCTGATATGGCTCAGATACGGTTGAAACAATACTGTTATAATTCTCAAGCAAGTATCCTTAAATGTGGGTTCCAATACGGAGAAGGCCCAGACCTATAAAATGCCCCCTCTAAAATGCCCCTGAGACGCCGCTGAAGGCCGTTTAAGGGGCCTCTAAAGTCAAAGATGGGTTCTAAGTCATCTTTGGTTTTTAAGCCTCATATATCGCCTTCAGCGAGCTCATACGGGCTATTTATGGGTGGGTACTTGACAAATTGATAAAAATATGTTATAATAGCTTCATAAATAATAATAGAAGCATGAAGGAGGTTAAATAATGGATGGTGCTTTACAGGCTATCTTTAATTCAGCACAAACTGCGTTAAAGAATGATGCCCTCCAGACTTTGTATAATGGAGCTCAAGCTCGACAAAATGCATTTGCTAAGATTAATAATGCAGCTAACCAAAGTCATATGCTATTCTCTGGTATGCCTAAGGCTAAGCAGATGCAATATGATGCTGGTACATTTATTCCAGGTATGGCTTCTGCTGTGACTAAGAGTCTTCAACAACAGGAGAAGAACCAAGAGATGTGGGATAAATTCTCTAAAGGCATTAAAGAGATTAATGAACAGGCGGCTAAGATTGAATCTGCAGTTCCTAGTTCTTTTAAATAATATGGAGGTTAATTAATGAATGAAACAAGTGTTCCAAAAGCTGAGTTAGAGAAAGTTACTCAGACTTCTCCTACAGCTAATATGGCTAATGTCCTACAGCCTATTGAGGTTAAGGAAAACACTCCTTTAGAGGATATTACTAAACATTATGATAATATTGCCTCTAACTTTAATGCTATTGGTGAGAATCTAGCTAAAGATGTTGATGCACGGCAGAATCTTCTTATTGGTAATGATTATACTAATAATGATGGCTCTGCTATTGGTGCCTATAACTACCAAAGATATTACCCACAACCATTAGCCTCTGGTGCTGATGCTATTAGTATTATTGGTACTAATAAAGCTCTTAATACTGGTATGAAGAGAGCTCAAGAGGCTGCTGAGAAACGACTCAAAGCAGCACAAGATAGAGCTCGTAGGTATCAACAAGCACAAGCTGCAGCAGCAGCTAGAGCAGCAGCACAGCAAGAAGCTATTCGTAAGCAACAGTTAAGTAGCGTTAAGAATGTTAACCTATCTACCCTAGACCTTAATAAGCTTAAGGAAAAAGGTATTGAAGTACAAGACTTCATGCGTATGGACCCTGCTAAACGAGCTGAGGCTTTAGGTAGAGCTACTGACCAAGCTAGTGGTATGACTGATGCTTATAATAAGGGATGGGAGAATAAGTCTGATCCTAATAGCTTATGGAATAAGACAGTACAAGAGATGTACCGCCGTTTTGGTGCCAGTGGTGCTACTACAGATGATGAGTTTAGTGGTCCTGCTGGACAGTCTGATGAGAACAAAGCTTTCTGGAAGAGAGCTGATGTGTCTAAAGCCTTTGGTGAAACCTATGCTGCTTTAGCTGGTCAAGGTACTGATTATTACCAACGCCGTGCTGAATATGTTGGACAAGTTAATAATAAGATTCAGAACGTATTAGACCATGGTGGTAAGTTGGATGAAGTTATTAATGCTTTAAATAGTGTTGAGTTTAAATTTAATACTAATGTTAGCCCTAAGAACTTTGTCTCTTATATGGCTACTGATAATTTCAAGAACATTATTGGTAATATGGATAGACTTACTCATGCCTTAGATGGTGGTGTTACAGTTAAAGATCCAGCATATCTAAACCAGATTAGAGCTATTCGTGAAGCAGCAGTTGCATCAGAGAAAGATAAAACTGGCGAGAAAGGCTTTGCTGAAGAGCTTCAAAAGAAAGGTATTTCTGGCGTTGATGCTAAGAATGCCATGGAGAAGGTATCTTCTTTGTTTAATGGATTAAGTAATACTATGGCTGTACAAGGAACCTCTGGTCAGGTTAAGAGCTTTAAAGACTTCTATAAAGGCGCTTATAATACTGATCTTAGTTCTATTATTGAAGGCTTTTCTAAGGCTACTGATCCTAAATATGAAGAAAAGAAGGTCAGTGGATTAACCCTTTCTAGAGACTTCCTTGCTTTTGATGCTGATGAGATGTTAACTCTCTATGATTGGAAGACTAAGAACCCTAAAGAATTAGACAATATTATGAACCATATCTCTATGGCTATGTATAACCCTATTCAAGTATCTGATGGTTCACTTAAAGATGCTAATGGTAAGGTTATTCCTAAGGGTGAAGTATTGTTCTATACAGTACCTGGTACAGAAAACTTAGCTGTGACTAAAGATCTTAAGACTGAGTTGGCTAATAATATTTCTATTGATGAGAATGGTAATCCTCATTACACCAATAAAGAAGCTATTGATAAAGCCTACAATAACTACATTCAATCAGCCGCTATTGTTGACTCTTACTTAAATGATGGTAAGTATACCGATAGTACTGATGTAGCTAATATTATTCAATACTCTATTGCTAACCGGAATGGTTTTGCTATTGGTGACTATAATCCTTATGAGAACCCTGAAGAGCGTAGTGCTGCTAAAGAGTTAACCATCAAAGGCAAAAAGATTAAGGACGTTATCTCTGACTTTAATAAGTTGTTAGACTCACAACGAGAGGATGTCGCCCTTGCTATTAACGAATTAGCTAAAGGCGGAAGCAATAAGTATAGTCTTCATGGTGTTCTTGATGGTGAATTAACTAAAGAAGATGCTGAAGCTCTTTCTTTGTTGATTAATCTTAACTCTAAGAGTAATAAGAGTATTGCTGGTGAAGGTTCTATGGAAGGATTCCATGATAGTGTTCTTAACATCGCACAAGGTGCTGGTGAAAGCTTTACTACTTCATTAGAAGGAAGTATTAACTTCCTAGGTTCATTAGCTAAGATTTCTATGAGTATGATGAACCCAGCATCATTGTTAAACGGTACTAATAATATGTTTACTGAAGGTCTTGACTATATAGTGAATGGTGGTAAGTCTGGCCATAAGATAGTTGACTTTGCTCAAGGTATTCGTGATCGAGAGGAAGATCGTGCCGATCTAGTTAATAACCCTCGTTTAGCTCAAGCTGGTATTGAACATACTGTTAAAGATGGATTCCGAGGAGGCGGCCATATTGCTGGTGGTATCGGTGAGTTTGTTGCTGAAGCAGTATTATCTGCTGGTATAGGTAAATTATTAACTACTGGTGCTAAGGGAGTAACTACTCTTGGTGCTAAAACTCTTGGCTCACTTATGGCTAAGAATAGTACTGATGACCTATTAGCTAAAGGTATTAAAGAAGTAGTAGAATCTACTTCAGATGATGTTATTAGAAACTCATTAGATGATATTGCCTCTAAAGGATTAGCTAAAGGAGCAAGTCTAGGAGATGAAGCTGCAGATGCATCAACTAAGATGTTTAATAAAGCAACTAAAGGAGCAGATGATGTCGCCCGATCTGCTGGTGATGATATAGCTAAGAGCTCAGTAGAGAAAGGCGCAGAAGCTAAGAATGTATTAGATGATGCTCTTCATGTTGCTCGTAAAGAAGCTATCGGCAATCTTAATGCTAAGTCTAGTGTTGAAGATATTGAATCTGCTCTATCTAAAGGCTTATCTAAGTTTAAAGATGATGTTAAAGATTTAGTACAACCATTCCTTAAAGAGACTTCTATTAAGGCTAAGATGTACGCCTTAGGATTGAGTGATGATATTGTTAAGAACATCAATAAAGTAGGTATGTCAGCCTTTAAGTCTATTGCTAAGAATATGGGAGATGATATAGCTAAAGACTTTGCCGAGAAAGCCGCCGCTTTTACTGCTAAGACTGGTAAAGACTTAACTGTTCGAGATGCTCTACGAATGGTTGGTGGACTAGAAGGACAAGGTGCTAAAGCTGTTCAAGTGTCTATGCGACTCAAGGATGAAATGAGACAAACCCTAGCTGGTATGGCTCACTCTATTCGATCTAATGACCAAGGATTACAACAAATTAGTCCTGTAGATGATAGGGGTAATCTAAACCTAGAGAAACCAATTAACTTCCTTATTAATGAAGGTATCCTTGACCTAGGTATGGGTATGGGATTGAGTTATGTTGGTGACGCATTCCGAATGCAAAGGCTTAAAGCTCAGCGTGGATACTATGAAGGCAGATTAGATAAAGCTAATAAAGCTCTAGAGTACTTAAACCCTCGCTCTGAAGACTATATTAAACAGATGGAAAAGGTATCTAAACTTAGTTCTAAACTAACTAATACTGAGTTAGAGCTTGGTCTTGAATACCAGATGCACGGTAATAGTGTTAAGTATCAAGAACTAGTTCAAACAGCTCAGAAGAATAGTGATGAGTTAATTAAGACAGTATCTAAGCCTTGGTATGAAGAATGGAACTCTAAGAATGGAGAAAAAACTCCTTCTATAGATGATATGATGGAAATACTCAAGAATAAGGCTGGTGCTAAAGAGACTTCATATGACTTCCGTGTAGCAGCTAAGATGGCTTCTATGTTCCAACATCGTAAGTTTACTTCAGAAATGCCTACTCTTAACTCTATGTTGAATGGTAAGGAATGGGTAGATGTAGTTGTAGAACATAATAACCGTATGGCTAAATTCTATTCTGAAGGTAATATTAAATCATCTTGGAAGCAGAATAATGAGATTCTTGGCGATATTCTTCGTGAAAAAGGATATCCTAAAGCAGAGATTGAAACATACATCAATTACCGTAATGATATGGATATGAGGGCATCTACTGTTCTTAAGGATCAAATGCGACGAAGCTACTACTCCGTAGCTTCAATTAAGAATACAGACCTCGATGTTCCTTTGGAATATAAAGGTAACTCATTGGCTGGTTCTGCTGGTGTTCCTTTCTTTACTAAACATCGTGCTAATGTAGACCAAGTTAAATTGTTTGAAAGCCTTCAGAAGTACTATAATAATGGTAAGAAGATCGGTGATGGTATTGTTGCTGGTAAAGAAGTATGGGATGGGTTTGATGAACGAGCTCTTAACCCTATTGCTGATTTGATGTATATCAATAACCAATGGCGTTCAAGAGAGATGATGCAACAAGCTCGTGAAGCACAGTTCAGCCGTGGTGATATTATTGGTGTTATTGACCCAGACTTTAAATCACCATTCCCAGTTAATAAGAAAGATCCATCAAAAGCAGAATTGTTTAAGAATGCATTTAGTAATGCTAAGAAGACTGATGCTGAATTAGCCTCTGATCTACGCCCGCTAGGCTTTGATCAGGCTGATATAGACCTAGTTAAAGACCTTAGGAGTAAGATTGATGACTATGTGAAGTTTAAAGGCTTCGATGCTAATACTGAACTACGGTTTAAAGAACGATTCTTCTCTGACCTAGTTAGTGGTAATGGCTCTCCTATTGTCTATAAGACACTTCTATCTGCCGCTGGTAGCGTAGAAAGAGCTAATGAGATACTAAGTAAGTATTCATCTAAGCTACATGACCTTGATGATGCCTTTATGTTCTATCGTAGGAACTTAAAGGAAGCTGTTCTTAAGGATAACCCTTGGATTAAACAGGCTAACAACCCTGAGTTTAATAGGTATATGGATGAGCTTTCTGTTGCTTCTTGGTATTATGATACTAACTATGTACCTACAAAGATGAAAGATGTAGTAGAAAAGGTTAAGAAGAATGGTGTAACTAACTATTCAGAAGATATAGTTGAGTCTTACTTAGAGAATAATGCTTCAAAAAAGAGAACTATAGTTAAGATGAAACCTCAGAATATACGAGATAGAGTTACTCATATGACCAAGTATCCTGCCCGTGCTGAGAAGATTCTTGAGAATACTCTTAAAGATATTGGTTATGATAGTGCTAAGGTTGGTGAAGCTCCAGTGTTTAAAGATATTGTCACTAAAGATAATAACCTTACACAGATTAAAACTTATGAATCACAGCGCGATAACTGGATTATTAAGGCTATAGATGACCTTTCTAAGCGTAAAGGTGGTGTAGAAAACCTTAAGAAAGAGCTTATAGAGAACCTTAAGACTCAGGATCGATTCAAACATGATGATGGTTCTGCAGTCAATACTATAGCTACTGCTCTGATGGATAAATATACATCTAAAGGTAATTATAACTTAGATAATCTTACTACTGCTATCCGCCATACTGATGGATTTAATATTCTTTCTCCAGAAGAATTAGCTAAACCATCGAGTAAGCTTCGTGGCGATAGGATTACTAAGTATGATGTTAATGCTTTAGAAAGTAGACTTAATAGGAAACTAGGATATGCCCCAGGTTCTTTCTTAAAGGAAACAAGGAAAACTGGCGATAATCCTCTAGCTCATCTATTAAAGTATGCTGATGACTACACTACTATTAATGACCATACAGTTAATGGTAAACCTTATACTACTGTTACTGATGTTAAATTCTCTTGGGACAATATTGCTAAGAAAATTGAATCAGGCGAATTGCCTGGCCTTACTCCTTATGAGTTTGCTTCTATCTTCGGTAAGAACTCTCTTGCTAAGGATGGTAAATATAAGGATATGATCCAAGTATTAACTGAGCCTGCTACATTGAAGCATAAGGAAAAGGTAGTTGGGCATAATAATATCGTTGGTGGAGTCAATGTTAACGGTCTTCATTCATTAGATGGTCTAACTTATGGTGTTAATAACCTGATGAGTATTAAGAACCGTAAGAATACATTAAGCTCTATGAAAGACATTAAGACTCCTTATGAGTCATGGGGTGGTAATAAAGTAAGTAAGTTCCTAGATAAAGGTAACTTAGTTAAGATTATAGGTAATGAGGGTGTAGTAGATAATATTCTAAATACTAAGGTCTACGTCAAAGATGGTAGTGATAAAGTATTTAAAGATAGTAATGCTACAGCTAGATACTATAAAAATAGAGATACTATTTACATCAGAAAAGGTATAGACCAAGAGGCCGCCGCGAATGCTCTTAAACATGAATTGTCTCATGTTATTGATGCTAAGGCGTTTAAAGGACTATATAATGATAGTATTAAGAACCCTGGTATGTTCTATCTAGGACATAATACCGAGCGTATCGCCCAGAATATCTTTGGTGATTATGCTACAGGTAAAGCTCTAAACTTTAATCCTAAGGATGACCTAGATCTTAAGCTACTTGATCTATTAGACTCTTCAGTATCTGCTAGTAAGCCTATAGATGATCGTATACATGATTTAAAAACTATTTCTGATGCATTTAGTGAAGATACAGTTCATGTTGCTAATAATAGGACGACTGTTAATCTCAAGTATGCTGATGATTACTTTAAATCTAAATTTACATCACTAAGTGATTTAATCTATAACGCTGAAATGGATGCCTCTAAGGATAAGAAGAGCATTATGGAAGCTTATAGAAGCCAGTTTATGTCTGCTTACCCTGGTGTTAAACCACATGATCTATATGTAGATAATGAATTGGCAGACATCATTAAAGCTTCATTAGAGGCTAAACCTGGTTCTGAACAAGCTAAGTTTAGTAAAGCATTTGATAAGTTTGTTGATATTTCTAAGAATATTCAACAGATGCAGTTGGCTGCAGGTTATGGAGTATTTAATGCTTACTCTGGATTACAGGTTCGTGATGTATTTATGAGTACTGTAACTAGAAACCCTATTCAGGCGATTAAGATACTTGGTACTTACCTTGATGCTCGTAACTTAGACTCTGCTCAGAAGTTCTTTGCCGATCCTAATCGTTCAGCTATGCTACTTAAGTATACTGCTCTTACTGGTGATACTAAGTTTATTGATGCTATGTCTGAGATAAATAGTTATGGTCCTGGTGAGACAAATGCTATTAATAGGTTGATTAGTGGATGGAAAGATACCATTTCACAGTCTAAAGCTAATGGGCAGAAAGGTTATGGTAAAGCTACAGGTAAACTGTTGAATACTTTAACTGAAGACCCTACATTTATGCGTTTAATTCCTATTCTTCAAGTTAAACACTTAGAGTTTGAGGTTAATGCCCAGACTAAGAGTTGGTTAAGGAAGAACCCTGGCGTAGATCTTACTGAAGAAGTACGTAATGAGTTAATTAAGCGAGCTGGTGATAGTGTTGAAGCTTTCTGGAATCCTCATGTAGGTATTGGGAAGAAAGGTAATACTCACTTAGACATCAAAAAGAATGAAATGGTCTATGGTAAGAATAGAACTAAGAAAGATAGTATTATGGATGTAGTAGATACATTTGTATTTGCTAGGTTACACCAACAAACAATGGTAGGACGAGTATTGAATGGTATCTTCTCTATGGTTAATCCTAAGAGATGGGGTGATAATAGATATAATTCAGCACGAGGATATGCCGCCAGTTTCCTTGGTTTAGTAGTACTAGCTCAAGCTTGGAACCATATCACCGATCCACATAAACAAGACAATAGTTCTGCTTCTGGATTTGATTCTAACGACATTGTTGGTACATTAACTAACTTAGGCTCTGTTGCTGCGTTTAACATTCCTGGTAAATCAGCTAAACTAGACTCTATGTTCTCAACCTTTACAATGCCTAATAGGCTTATGAGGACTGGTGTAGCTATTGCTAACCAATTTAAGAAGATAGAAGATAGGGATCCTAGAGTTAATGATATCGCCCATGAAGCTGGTTCATTCTTGTTGTCTCCATATTCAACTGCAATGGACATTGCTATGGGTAATAAGTATGGATATAGTGTTTGGGGTAAGAATGCTGCTGCTATAGATCCTGATACAGGAGAGCCAGTAGACTATGACCCAGGTAAAGACTGGATTGCCATTATGAGTTATGCACTTGGTATTTCTGATAGAAATGGCCGAGGAGAGAATATCTCTGGTGGTGGTATACTTAAACACCCATATATTGATGCTATGAATGACCTTAATAAGTACCATGACCCTCTAACAAGTATTCTAATGGGATTAGAAGTAACTATTAAACGAGTTAATAATCTAGGTTATGCTAAAGCTGAGTTTAATGGTAATGTGCATGATAGTATTAGATCTTTCTACAAAGAGTATAAGAACGCTTCAGAAGGAGCATCTAACGCTCGTAAGAATGAATTATACCAAGAGTTTGCTAAGAAAGCTGTAGAACGTATCGCTCTATGGAATAGTAGACATAAGATATTGAAAGATAATCCTCAAGAACTATTAGCTGCTCAGCGTATGTTAATGGCTTACCTAAGTGATGAAGTATCTGAACATGATAAGAAGATAATGAATGCTTATTGGGCTTCAGGTATTGATAAGCTTGGAGGATTTGATAAACGAGCTGATGAGACTGATGAACAGTATAAAGAGCGTAAGAAGATTACTGGACAAGCCTGGGATCTTCAAATGGCTAAGGAATCTAAAGCTAGAAAGACTCTACGAGAGCTTGGCTTTGATCCTATTGGCTTTGAATATAAAGATATGGAGGCTAATCGTAAGGAAACTAAGAGAAACCTATTATCTCAATTCAAAGCTTATACTGAAGGTAAGACTGGTGGTGGTGAAGACCTTAAGGCAGTTAAAGCCCAATATCAGGATGAGATTGCTGCTCGAAGGAATGCTAAAGACTTCAATGGTGCTGCTCAATTAGAGAAAGAATACATCAATAAGTTAGATGGTGTTCTAGCTCCTTATATTGAGAAGTATGGTAAGTATATGCTTATTCAGAACCCAGACTTTATGGATATTGTTAAACCTTTGGTAATGATCCCACAAAGTGATAGTAAGAAATATCTAAGTGATAACCGTGCTCGTAACTGGTTATTAGATAGGTATGGTATCGGCTATCGAGATGGTTCTCACTTAATTGCTGATGATAAATATGTATCAGCCTACAATAAGGTACTTAAAGACCTTGTTAGTGGTAAGAGCTCATCTGCTGGAGACCGTGTCAATAGGATTATTGATGGGGTAGGTAGTGGTAAGTTCCAACCATCAAAGAAACAATATGAACAGTTAATGAAAATCTATAATAATATTAATAGGAGGTAGCTATATATGGCTAATAATGTAACCTCAGGGGGGAGCCGCTTTGGCGGTTCCCTTAACCCTGAATATGATTTTATTCTTCAGTATATTGAAGAGGCAGTAGAGGCACGAAAGCCTATTGTAAAGCATACTGAGAGGGCTATACAGGCTTATTATGGCATGCCTTCTGAAGATAGATACCTTGGACGGATTAAAAGCTTAATTGGTCAGTTCATGGAAGAAGATAGTGATCGTGCTAAAGCTATTGAAGATGCATGTAAGAATGTACGACCAAGGCAGAACTTTACTATTATGAGAGCTGTTAATACATTAGTCGCTCAAGCTTCTGGTGGAGTATCTCAGTATGAAGCTGTGGTGTTTGACCCTTATTTCAAGAAAGACCAAGAGATAGTAGACAAGATTAATGAAGCAGCTAAGTATATCTATATTGATAATCATGTAGATTCTATGTTGCCACAAGGAATTGAGTTTGCTGCTCTTTCTGGTGAGGTATATACTCTTATTGAAAAAAAGAAAGGTTCTGATAAAGAATTAGATCTTACTTGGATCCCATCTACTGAAATGCTATTAGATCCAGTACGGATGAAGAGAAACAATCAGAGATATATAGGTCATCAGACATTTATGTCTTGGAGAGAACTTAAAGAGTTTATTAAGAAAGGCAAGAATGGTACTTGGACTCTTGAAGCTATTAATGCTGTAGATAGTCAGCTTATTGAAGTAAGGAACTTAGTTAATAAGTATACTGATTATATGTCATTGTCTAAGTCTCCTGAATACTTAAATAGTGGACTAGATGTATATTACAGCAAGAGTATTCGTGCGTTTTATGATAGTGAGGATACAGAATATATTGCTGATGAGGTTGAAGTATCTTACCTATATGACTTAGTTAACCGTAAGAAATATACAGTTATTAACCGAGAGTTTATTGTTCGTGTTGAGACTGATTACCTGAAGGGAGGAATACATTATACTCTCCCTCAGGTAGATAGTTATACAGGTGAAGTCTTTGATAAAGATAATAAAGTAGACATCAAAGTAGATCACCCATATGTTGCTTTAACTAATAAGAGAAGCTTATGGGCCAACTATGGTTATAGTAATATAGTATCATTACTTGATAGCTTTGATGATATCTGTGCCTTAGAGAGTCTTATTTATCATACTATTAGTATTATGACACCTATTACCTTTACAGGTAACCCTACAGATGTAGAGAAATTAGCTGGGATTGCCGGCGTTTCTGGTGAAATAATTAAAGGCTTTATTGGTAACAGTGTTTCTGTAGTTAATAAGGCAGTAGACCTTACTCCAGCTCTTAGTGAGATTCAACGATTAGAATCTACTATTAAATGGGTATTAAATGGTCCTGATGCTAAGGAACAAGCTGAGATGATGGGAGACCGTGCTTCTGGTACTGAGGCTTCTCTAGCATCAAGTAGCGTGACCCAGGGATTAGCGCCGTTTATGGCTAATATTGAGCAATGGGCTGGTGAGCTAGCAAGTAAGATGTTTAAATTCCTTGCTATCTATAATGGTGATGATTGGGAATATGAGTTCCCTAAAGATTACCGTACAGTTGTATTATCTAAACAAGATATTCTTGGAGAGATTCACTTTAGAGCTATATTAAAAAATAGAATTAAAGTAGAACAAAGACAACAAGCTAATATGACTATGCAGTGGTTTGTTCCTATGGCTCAGAGTGAAGTTATTAAGAACAAAGAACAAATGTTTAGAGATATTATCCCTACATTAGCCGAGGGATTCAGCCGAAGACAGATTGCGTCTTGGTTTGAAGAATCTCCCGAAGCACAACGAATTAAAGAAATGCAGATGGAGCAAGCAGAACTTCAATTAGATTTCCAAAAGAGACAATTAGATAATAATGAAATAGACTTGTCTTATGTAGATCCTTCATCAGGAGGTGAGTTAGGACAAGTAGATATAAGCCGAGCATTATCGCCTGATTCATATGATATGAGTATGGAAGAGCCAGGTGTTAGACGACCACAACCTACTTCTAGGAAACTTCAGTATGGATTAACTCCACAACCTGAAGCTGAGACTGTTCCTTTTGCTAAACAGTTCCCTAGTGTAAATATGCCAGCAGTTGAAGAAGGAGAGATTCCTAACTCTGATGTTGCTGAGATGCTTAGTGGTATGCTAGCCGGTGGTACTGCTGGTAAATTTGATATTAGTCAATCTACTGCACAGGGTGGTATTGCAGCTAATGACCCTTTAGTAGGTAAGAACAGTGTGGAAGGTGGTAGAGTAAATGCCTAAAGTAGCTAAAGAAAGATTAAGTATAGATGAAGCTCCTAGAAGTTATGAAAAGAAACCTCTAGGTATCAATGGCGTTGATAATATGGGTAGACCAACAGTATTAACACCAGTTGGTATTACTTATGTATTAGCTAAGAGTGGAAACTGGGTTGATTCGCGCCGAATGCAATCTAAAGGTAATAGAGGAGCATTCAATAGTGGTAAGTTTGCTGACCCTAGAAAAGTACATCCATCAAAACTAACTAACTATATTCGTAGAGTTCATATTGATGGTGTAGCTCGATTATTAGCTTATGAAGAAACTATTGACCCAAATATTCGTGAGGTTAGTACTGCTAGTCGATATAGCTATATCAATAGGTTAGAGAGCCGAGAGGATTATGAACCTCTTAAAACATTTATCCTAGAAGAGTCTGAAAAAGATATGGTTATGCGTTCTATGACTATTAAAAATAAGGTCTTTGATACTTTGATGGCTACACTAGAATCTGCTCATAAAGGAGTACTGGAGAATCCCGGCGATCCTAAGGTTCTAGCTGCTGCCTCTAGTGTGATTAAAAGCTTTACACCTATTCTTGCTGCTAGAGAAGAAGAAGATAAAGCTAAAGAAGCTGAACGCATTGACAGTACTGATAGACTACGATTACGAGCCCAAAAGGTGGTTAACTAATGCTTGCTCTTATTGTTGGAGAGTGCCCCTCTTGTATTCTTGAGGGGCATCGTATCCTCCGTATGGCTGGATTAGTCAGAGATACTGACTACTATGAGGCTAATAGGTTTGATTTTAGGAATGATAAGCTCTTTGAAAAGAGGGCTGACTTATATACAATGACTACTGCCATCCTATATGACCGTGATAGTGGACAGTTCATAAACCTTAAGATTAGTCCTATCGATGAGCGAGTTTTGGCAGATATACGATTATTAGCCAAAAAAGACCCTCTAAAATAGCCCTGAGAGCTCGCTGAAGGCGATATAAGGGGCCTCTAAATGTAAAGATGAGTTGTAAGTCATCTTTAACAAAAAAGGGCCTAAAAACGGCATTCAGCGAGGTCGTACGGACCTGTTTAGGCAATAAAAAAGCCCCTACTGCTTGGTAGGGGTCTTTTTATGGTCTAAATTATTTCAGAGTCTTAGATACTAGCGTAGCATAGCCAGCAATGTCATCCCAGGTATCTTTCTTATTAGGATTACCGTTGAATGCTCTAGCTAGCTTCTGTAGAATCATATGAGCTGATTCGATTGCAACGTCAGAAGCATCATCTATTCCATCCATGCTGGTTAGCATGTTATGAGTCGTCAGAGTGAATCTAGCAATGTTCTTATAATCACCATAGTCTAGCTGTCGCTCTCCTAGGATGTTTTCAACATTATTTTCCTGTGCTTCCAAGACCTTCTTCTCCTCTCTCTGCTTTATCAACCACCTCAGGTAGGACTAGTGAATCTTTCCTGAACACTAGTAACTGGGCTATACGGTCGCCTTCATTCACTGTATATGGCTCGTAATTATTGTTATGAAGGATAACTTGGACAACTCCTTCATAATCTGCATCAATAACTCCTGGAGCATTTAATACATAAACTGAGTGTCTAGCGGCGAGTCCAGATCTAGAACAGACTAGTCCAAACGCTGAGTGGTCTTTTGATAGTGGTCCTTTCACTACAGTATTGAATACTTCAGTACCTAGTGTAGGGATGGTTCGTGTTTCTGTCGCTGATAAGTCATATGCTACTGAACCTTTGGTAGCAATTAACGGTGCATAATCTTCCATATTTCATTACCTCTTTTCTTTAATAATATAATCATCATTATCTTTATCTGGTAGTTCTCTCTTTTTATTCTTTATCTGCATTTCTAGAGACCTGATTAGATCTTCTTGGAGATAGTTACCTAGTCGTTTAAATGATTTCTCATCATCTACAATGACATGTTTAGGTGTTTTACCTCTTCTAGCTTGTTTAAAAGAGTTAGGATAAGCTGTTGACATTAGTTCTTCATAATAGTGAAATCTGGTCATAAGTTTATTCCTGCCTTGATTTGTGATGTTATATTTGCTATTATTGATTGTCCTATAGAGCATCTACGGTCTATTATCTTTACTATTGTTTTATAGTAGAAGATCCTAGAGTCTAATACCGCCATTTTTTCAGTAATTTCATTGATGTCTTTACCTGCTTTGGCTCGCATTACCTCTACTTTTTCTTTTGAGTATTTAGAAAGGGTATCTGCCCATTCTGCACTCTTTATAGCTTCTAGTTTAGCTCGTTTCTCTTCAAGTAAGGTAATCTTAGTAGTAGCTTTATAAGACATTGCTTCTGCCGTTACTATTTGTTTCATTAACTCCTGAGGGTTATCAGGAGATAATGGTTCAGATAGAAAGTCATACTCACCTTTTGTTTGATTCATACAACTCCTTTCTCATTTGAATATAATCTTCAGTACCAAGTATTACTACTTCTTCATCAGAGAGAATGGTTTTAGCCAGTTCGTTTTTCTCTAATGATGATAGTTTATTGTATACTGTTCTTATAGTTATTTCTTTTAGTTTGTATATTTTATCTCTACCAGTCTCTTTTACTAGGTAGTTAAAGTCTTCAAGTCTTATCACCCAGTATAGAGGTCTGTAGTTAGAGGTAAAGACCAGTACTGGTTGTTGGTAAGGCTGGCACTGAGATACTGCTTGATCCCACCATTTATGTAGAGATAGCGACTCTTGGTTCTTTACTTCATATGAATAGTCTGTGTCATTCATATCAATAACATCACCTTTCATCCAGCCTGCACCTGACATTGGAACTCGGTTAATCCTGGTTCTTCTGTCTGATGGGTAGATTCGTTTTAACTGATCTCTTACTAGTCTTTCGGCCTTAGAGCCTTTCTGTTTAGCACTTCTTCCTCGTTTAGCCATTAGAATACCCTTATCCTTAGTTCTACTTGTCTACTAGTAGATAAGACTTCTTGATTACTAGATATTAAGATATCTAGGGTTTCCTGCCCGATTTTTGAGGACATCTCATATGGGTCTTGGCTGAAGTCTGTTCCTAGGAATACTGGGACTACCTTATTAAAGATAATCCCAGGTTCTGTTACTCCTTTAGTGATGTCTTTCTTTCCTTCATCAGTATAGTCTTTGATAGGAACGAAAGCTGTAATATGAGCATCAGAGAATAGTGCTAATAGTTTGCTTATTGCTAATATGTCTTTATGGTCGGCATTTAGCAGGTCTATTCCGATTTTCGTGCCCATTCTTGCCTCTGTTTGTGAAATTCCATAGAAATTTCTTCAAGGTCAAATGTGTTTTCAATTACATTCATCAAGTCATACATAGCGCTGTAGAATGGAATATTCATTTTCTGAGTAACCATTTTAATGTATAGCACCTGAGCTAATGCGTTAGTTACAGCGTGTGATAGTTTAACTGAGTATTCATTAGTATTTGGTGTTTTACCTGTAGCTACTAATTCTACTTGACGGTAGAAGTTCTTAATATCTTTCTTAGAACCTTTAAGCATATCTTTCATGCGTTTGCTTTTACCTTCTGATGCTTTAGGTAGTTCTGTTTCTAAGATAGCCGAGGCTACGGCGCAGAATGCTACTCGTTTTTGTTCATCATTGTCGAATTTAGCTTCTACTAGATCATCAATAGCTTTTCGATAATCTTTCTTTGTCGATGTATACCATTTCTTATAATCTACCATTATTTAACCTCCTTGTCTTCTAATGCTTTAGCTGTTTCATTGGCATCTCGGTTTCGAGCTTCATCGCCTAATGCTTTGAGTTTTTCAAAGATATCTTTAACAAACTCGTCTGTTTTTTCTCGTTTCTTAAGTACTGAATCTAGTGTATATTTCTTAATCTTAGATTTAAATCCTTTAGTCAAGTCTGGATTTTCAGTTAAGAGATATACCATGATTGCATTGATTACTTCATGTGCATGTTGTAATTCAATGATTGCGTTGAAGATACTATTTCGTTCTTCTTCTGTATATTTAACTTTTCCCATTAATTTCTCCTTTATTAATAATTAGTATTTCTATATGTGGATGTATATTTACCACTCTTCTTTAAAGCTTCTCGTTCTTCTTTAGATAACTTTCTAGTCACATAGGCTTGACAACTAGTGCATTGATATTGTATGGCATTGATACCTGCTTGAGTTTTTCTATAAGATTTAACTCTAAAACTGGAGAGCCGGCCACATCTTGGACAAGCATCTTCTAATCCTTCTGCTAATGCCATATTAGGATGGTTGTTAGCGAAAGGTAATAGCTTCAAGTAAATAGCTTCTAGAAGTTCTACATCAACAATGTTGTATTTCTTCATTAGCTTAGATGCCTTAGCTTGATGCTTTTGGTCTCCATGTAGCATATCATGCCATACATCAGCATGTGTGATAGTGGTCTTTCCCTCTACCCCACATAGTAGTTTAGAGAGATAGTCTAGTTTATTATTGTCTAGCTTGAAGTATCGTCTAGCAGTCTTTAGTGTACAAAAGCTTTTATACCAAGATGGTGCTGGTAATCCTTTCCTTAGAAAGAATGCATTAGCCATCTTTTCATCAAAAGCAATGTTATGTGCCACGATTATTTTTGCTTTATCCATTAGTTTCCATAGATACTTAACTATTTCTGTATCATCATATGGATCTTTCTTAGGGAAGTCATTTAGTGTTACGCACTTAGGTCTTCCTTTAGATCCTAACCATTTCCATGATACTGATAGTAGTATTGGTGCTTGTTCTATTTTTATTGGATTAGTTTCATACTGTCCATAGAACCAACCTAAGCTCGGAGACGATTCGATGTCAAAACAGAGAACTTTAGCTTTTTTTATGGTTTGAATTTCTTCTTTGTCCATCTTATTACTGCTTCTAATATATTCCTTACTGTTAAAGGCTCCTCGAAAAATTCTGGCTCTTGTATTAGCTCTTTTAATTCTTTTAGCTTTGTAGCTGTGGCTATATAAGCGCCAGTCTTCTCGCTATCCAAGAAATATAAGCCTGTGTCTGGGTCCTTATGATAGTTCAATCCTGGTCTCAATTGCATGCCAGCGACTGGCTTCATAGTCCCATCTTTCATTCTTATATTATAGGTAACCTTTTTAGGCATTAAAAGGGAGCCCTATATTCTTTTAATACTTTTGGTAGAAGTTTATTGAATTTTACACTTCCACCTGTGCTAATAGCGTGATTTAAAGCTTCTTCTTCAGTTGTAAATAGTAGATATTCTGGGTACCAGACACCATCAGATTTAACACTGAAGGTTAGTTTGCCGTTCTCTGGTAAATCTCGCCAAGAGAATGACACTGATTCATTAAGATAAATCTTTTGAACTTCTTGTCCTTTTGGTGTTTTCTTAATGATGTAATATTCTAATCCTAGAAATCGTTCCATTTGTTCTTTGAAGTCTTCTGGCCGATTTATTCGTAGCTTATCTATTACTCCTTTTAGGTCACTACAAGCCACCTTATAGCCATCACGGTGTCCTCTATAGCACTCTTCTCTTAACATTTGTTCAAGTTTTCTTTTCCTTATAAACATTTTTTT